AATTGCTTTTGTGTTTGGTAAAGGCCTAGATGGCTGTGGAGTAGAAAAGGTTGGATATGAATGGCAACGCTACGATCCACAAAACATTCATGTGTACTCATTGGCTGAAAGGTCTTTTGTGCGATCTGGCGGTCATATTAAAAACTCTATTTCCTTTAAGCCAAATGAAATTCCTACAATCGCTAAAAAGCTAAATGATGAATATGACATTGTGGTACTCAATTCATATCCATCTCCCATGCACGCGCGCGAGTCAGTAGTTTCTTTTTACAAAGACCTAGTACTTAAGCTTGAGAAGCCAATTGTCGTGTCAATGATGCATGAAATCAAGCGAGCAAACTTTGACCGTATTCCAATGCACTTAGCGATTGCTAATGCGTCAGACTTCGTGTTCAACTTTTCTACAAAGACAGATTATTCCGTTGATGTATCAAAAGTTCTTACGAATAAAAAGATCGGTGAACGCATCGCACGCATGAAGCTACCTTTCACTGTATCTGACTACGATAAATATGTGATTCCATTCGAGCAAAAAGATAAGCGCATCATTTATACTGGTCGATGGACTACAATGAAAGATCCAGCACGTTTGATTGACCTGTATCCATTGCGTCAAGATTTGAACATGGCCATTCATGGAATTGAGCGTTCAATTGGTGCTAAATTCGATATCATTGATAGATCAAATTACAAAGCTAAGTTTGAAAAGTACGATGACAGTAGTTCAATCATTCAATCCTTTGGCCCTTATGAATACCAAGATGGAATGAAGCTATTAAGCTCGGCGATGTTTGGTTATTCTGGTTTCCGTCTACCAAGAGAACCACACAACTATGGTGATCGCTTTGAATACACACAAATGGAAATGATGGCCGTTGGATCTGTAGCTATGTTTGATAAACACTATGGCGAAAATAACATCGATGACAATGGAAAGCGGTTCATTGATAATCCACAAATTGCGGTATGGTCAGATCGTGAAGACCTACAAGATACTATGGACCAATTATTAAATATCGCAACTAATAAGGTTCTTTATGAACAATATGTTGAAGCAAGTAGAGCCTTCGTTAGTCAAGAAACTGATGCGTCAATCGTTATTCCAAAAATGTTAGAGCACATCACTAAGTTTGGTAAGCAAACTGATAAGTGGACACATAACCAATTGCTTGAAAAGTGTTATGGCCAAGATATTTCTCAAGAGTTCGAAGCTATGATGAACGAATACACGCCTGCTCTTGGTTGTAAAGAAGTAGAAGAAAAATCATTATCTTATTTTGTAAATAAAAAACGAATAGTTATGAAGAGCTTAAAAGCAAAGACTAAAGCTACTTCAACTGGATCCTTGGAGGAATTCTTTTGAAACGTATAGTATTTGATTTAGATGACACCATCTGCTTTCCTAATCATAGCGGCAAAGATACGTATATGAAGTATGCTATGGCTAAACCAAATACACCAGTTATTGATGGAATGCTTAAGCTAAAAGAACAGGGTTACTATATCATTATTCATTCTGCACGTAGGATGTTAACGCATAATGGTGACTTGCAAAAAATTCTTGCTGATGTACAACATATAACTATTCATTGGTTACATGATTACGGTGTACCGTACGATGAATTGGTCTTTGGTAAACCATACGCTGACACTTATTATGTAGATGATAAAGCAATGACAATTGAAGGATTTTTAGAATGGGCAAATTCAACGTCGTAATTCCAGCTGCCGGAGCAGCAACTCGTCTTCGTCCGCTTTCTTCTAATACATCAAAGATCATGGTTCGCGTAAATGGCAAACCATGTCTTGATTATATTATCGAAGGATTAGGAAAAGATGTAAATGAGATCATCATTGTTGATGGTCAATTCAATGACATTAGAGAATACTGTAAAATCCGTCATCCTAATATTAAGTTTGTAAAGCAACCATCTCTTGATGGTCCACGCGATGCTATCAAATATGGCATGAATGAAATCATAGATGATAAATTGCCTGTTGTAGTATGGTTGGGTGATGCAATTATTCTAGAAAAGAATATGCCATTGGGCACAAACTTCTTATTAACAAAATCAGTTGATAATCATTCTGCTTGGTGTATGTGGGATGGAGAACAATATTATAATAAGCCAAAGAGTCTTATTGAAGAAGCAGTAGCTCTTGTTGGGTTATATTCGTTTGCAAATGGTAAAGCTGCAAAGTTGGCTTTTAACAATACGGATGGATATGACATCTCAGAAGCATTGGTTGAATACTCAAAATGTGGTCCTTATCATTTTGATAACATCGTAACTGAAGAATGGTATGATATTGGAGATCTTCCCAATTACTATAAGACAAGTGCCGCGCTATTGAACCTAAAAACTCGTGCGTTCAACCATATTGAATATAATTTTGAACTTGGCACTCTTCGTAAAAGCCCGGATTATCACGATGAACATTCGGTAAAAACTCTAATGGCAGAAAAGATGTGGTATGATAGTCTTACGCCAGAGCAATCTATGTTTACGCCTAGGATTCTACCTTCTAAGACTCATTTGGTTATGTCTTATGAGTCTGGTACTTTGTTATCTGATTTGATGCTCTATGATAACCTATCAGATAGTAGTTGGGATTACATCATAGATCGTATCTTTAAGATCAAGCTAAAGTATTTCAACTATGAATCAAACGATATGGAATTCATTCAAAAGTTTTCTTCTTTGTCTGAATCTATGTGGATCAATAAATCTAAAGAACGATTGAATGGCCTTGAATTTACAAATAGCCAAACACAAAAATTGGTTAATATCGCAACCAAAGCATGGAGAAATACTAAACCAATCTTTGGTATGCATGGAGACTTGCATTTTGGAAATGTACTATATAATCAGCAGACCGATCAATTCAAGTTGATCGATCCAAGAGGAAACTATGGTGGTAGACTTGGAAATGAAGGTGATAACCTTTATGATTGGGCTAAACTAGCGCATGACTTATATCATGGTTATAATGCGATGGTTTCAAATGTACAACAAAATCTATATGTAAAAGATTTGTTTGTGCGAAAGCTTAAAGAACATAATCTACCAGTTGACGTTATTTTAGAAAGTGGCCTATTGCTTATTGCGACATGCATTGGCCTACACAAGGACGACGTCCATAGACAATTAAGAATGAAAACATACGTGGAAAGTCAATTATGAAATATGCTAGTATTGTTCCATTGATCGGTGGAGAAACCATCGCGATGGAAAAAGTCTTTGGTAAAAAACCGGAATATATTTTAAGCTATGAAGCCTTCTCAAATAACGATCAACATATTGTTAACCATTATAAGAACACAGTTCCCTACCATGTTCTTAACCCTTCTGACAGCACTAGTAACTTTGATCGTGTTGACGTTGTCAACACTGTTTGTCCTTGTGCTGGGCTTAGTTCTCTTTCTCCATCAGCAAGTTCTAATAATTCTGCGAATGATTGGATGTTTATTACTTCTGAGTTTGTGTTGGGTTCTTTATCCCCTAGAGTATTTTGGGGTGAGAACGCACCAAGACTTGCTTCAAAGATGGGCGAACCGATTGTCAAAAGGTTAAGAAAGATTGGTGAGAAGTATGGTTATACATTTAGCATCTTTAAGACTAAATCAGTTCTACATGGATTGAGTCAAGTAAGAGATCGTACGTTTTATTTCTTTTGGAAAGGAGATGTTGTACCAGTATTTCCATACATTGAACGCCCTAACGAAACTATTGAAGATACCATTCGAAGTGCTAAGGCCAAGGATGGAGATCCAATGGGAGTATTGACTAATACAAAGAAACCATCTGATAACCCATTCTATCGTTATGTTCTTCAAGTAATGGAAGGTGGAATTAGCCATGTTGATTTTGCTAAGAAAATTGATAAGACCACAAATCCATTAGACTACATTGAGAACGCCGGCGTCTCATATCTTGATGTCGCAAAGTGGATGCGTGAAAATAACTATGAGCGAGAAGCTCGTAAGTGCGAACGCATGCATAAGAAACTAAAGGATGGTGGAAACATCATGCGTAAGACTACTGAGATTCCAAAGGGAATTATTGGAGCCTTTGTTGGTCATATGCCAACTTCTCTTACTCATCCTGATGAAGATCGTTATATTAGCATTCGTGAAGCATTGAGCATTATGAAGCTACCAGAAGACTTTCAACTACAAGGCGGTCTTCGTAACCTAAACCATATTTGCCAAAACGTACCAGTTACTACAGCAGCAGACATGGCTCAATACGTAAAAGATTACCTTGAAGGAAATTTAGATACATTACGTACAGATTTTCTTATACAAGACAATAAAACAAAATCAATAAATGACTATTCTAATGGTGTACAACTTGATGAGTTTATGGTATAATAGTAATTACACTAACAAAATAAGGTGAGTAATATATGAGCGTTATGGACAGACTTAAAAAGAACTCGAAGCTTAAGCATACCGAAGTTCTTTCAAAATCAAAATTCTTTGCCGAGAAAGATATGATTACAACTGACGTGCCTATGATTAACGTAGCACTATCAGGTTCTATTGATGGTGGACTTACACCAGGACTTACAGTTCTTGCTGGTCCAAGTAAACACTTCAAAACTTCTTTTGCTTTGCTAATGGCTGGTGCTTATATGAAAAAGTATCCAGATGCCATTATGCTATTCTATGATTCTGAATTTGGTTCGCCACAATCTTACTTTGAATCATTTGGTATTGACGTTGAGCGTGTACTGCATACTCCAATTACTAACGTTGAAGAACTAAAGTTTGATTTGATTGGCCAACTAGAAGAAATCGGTCGTGATGATAAAGTTATTGTTGTGATTGATTCAATTGGTAACCTTGCATCTAAGAAAGAATTAGACGATGCTATCAATGAAAAATCTGTTGCTGACATGTCCCGTGCAAAAGCCCTAAAAGGTCTCTTCCGTATGTCAACACCATATTTGACTATGAAAGACATTCCAATGCTTGCAGTAAATCACACATATCAAGAAATTGGTTTGTTCCCTAAAGCAATTGTTTCAGGTGGCACAGGTATCTACTATTCAGCAGATACAATTTGGATCCTTGGTCGTCGTCAAAACAAAAAAGGTACAGAAGTTACTGGTTACGACTTTGTAATTAATGTTGAAAAGTCTCGTTTTGTTAAAGAAAAATCAAAGGTTCCTGTTACAGTTACTTGGGAAGGTGGCGTAGAAAAGTATTCGGGTCTACTTGAAGTTGGTTTGGCTGGTGGTTATGTGCAAAAGCCAAGTAATGGTTGGTATGAATCTATTAATCCTGCAACAGGTGAATTACTTACTGTCAATAAAGTACGTGAAGCAGAAACTTCAAAGGAAGAATTCTGGACTCCAATCTTTGAAAAGACAAATTTCAAAGAATTTGTTAAGAAGCATTACACCATTGGCTATAAATCAGAAATTGACGATGCATTACTAGAGGGTGTACTTTTAGGTGAAGACGATGTATAATATATCTAGATATGATTATGAAAGAGTTTCATTCAAAGAAGATTCTGATCACGACTCTTTCAAAATTCTAACTGGTCAATTTGCTGGAACTATTGTAACTTTTGGTCGTCTATCGTTAGAAGAAATTAATAATAATAATACTAAAGAACTTGAGGGTAGACTTTCGTTTGAATATGAAATTGAAAAAAGCCCGATGGAAAGATTAGAATTACAAGAAAGTCCAGCATTTGAAAATTATCTTGGTGATATGTTAACTCATATTATTGAAACCGCATTTGAAGATGGACAATATAAAATTGGTGACTAATGGATCCTAATATTCAGACTACAGTATTACGTAATCTCATTAATAACGAGCAGTATACGCGTAAGGTTATTCCTTTCCTAAAGAAAGAATACTTTGAAGATATACACAAAGATGTGTTTGATCAAATTGTAAACTATGTTGGCAAATACAATAAACTTCCAACAGGTGAAGCTCTTGGTATTGAACTTGAATCTGCAAATCTGACAGATGGACAATACCAACAGTCTATTTCAATCGTACAAGAAATTTCAAAGTCTGAAAATACTGATATTGAATGGCTTGTCGATCAGACTGAAAAATGGTGTCAAGATCGAGCCATTCATATTGCAATCATGAAGTCTATTGGTATTCTTGATGGTAAAGATAAAGAACTTACTAAAAATGCATTACCAGATCTTTTAACTGAAGCTTTGTCAGTTGCATTTGATACTAATATTGGTCATGATTATTTGAATGACTACGATAGTCGTTATGATTTCTATCACAAACAGGAAGAACGTATTCCATTTGATTTAGATTACTTCAATCAAATTACAAAGGGTGGTTTACCTAACAAAACACTAAATATCGCTTTGGCTGGTACTGGTGTTGGTAAATCTTTGTTTATGTGTCATGTCGCTGGATCAGTATTATCACAGGGCAAGAACGCATTGTACATTACAATGGAAATGGCTGAAGAACGTATCGCAGAACGTATCGATGCTAATCTAATGAATGTACCCATTGATCAGCTTTCAAATCTATCTAAAGATATGTTTGGAAATAAAGTTGCGCAAATTGCTAATAGAGCAAATGGTAAATTGGTTATTAAAGAGTATCCAACCGCCTCAGCTCATGTTGGTCATTTTCGAGCTTTATTGAAAGAACTTAAACTTAAGAAAAACTTTGAACCTGATATTATCTTTATTGATTATCTCAATATTTGCGCATCTTCAAGAATGAAAGGAATGGGCGGTGCAATCAACTCATACTCATACATCAAAGCAATTGCCGAAGAAATTCGTGGCCTTGCTGTCGAATTTAACGTACCAATCGTATCTGCAACTCAAACAACAAGAAGTGGATACTCCAACTCCGATGTCGGACTTGAAGACACCTCCGAATCGTTCGGTTTGCCGGCTACTGCAGACTTAATGTTTGCGTTAATTTCTAATGAAGAGCTTGATGCTTTGAATCAAATCTTAGTTAAGCAATTAAAGAATAGATATAATGACCCATCATCAAATAAACGATTTGTGATTGGCGTTGATCGTAGTAAAATGAAATTATATGATGTTGAACCAAATGCTCAAAATATTATTGATTCAGGTCAACAGTCTTCAATGATTCCTTCTACTGCAAATGTTAGAAACTTCTCAGAATTTAAGGTATAAAATGAAAGTAAAGTTAATTAGTTATTCAACTCCGGCAAATGAGATCTCTCATGATCTTGGTGACGTACAAGATCTGATTGCATTCTGCGCTCGAGTGTCTAATCCATCTAATCAAATTAATAGTGAAACTTCTGAGAAGCTTATCAAGTATCTTATTAAGCATGCGCATTGGTCTCCATTAGAAATGGTTTCGGCTTGTTTAGAAATTGAGACAACTCGCGACATCGCTAGACAAATTCTTCGTCACCGTTCGTTTTCTTTTCAAGAGTTTTCTCAACGCTATGCTGATCCAGCTTCTTTGGGAGAACAGTTTGTACTTCGCGAAGTTCGCCTTCAAGATACTAAGAATCGCCAAAATTCTGTAGAGATTGATATTAATACTGATGAAGGCCG